TTGTGACCGATTTCAGCGTGAAGGGTGCGATGGATTCGGCGGTTACCGCGTCGATCAGCATCAAGATTTCCGGAAGCGTCACCTTCACGGATGTGGACTAAACCGTGAGCGACCTGAAAGCCAAGTTTCTCGCACTCCGGGCCACCGTTCCTACCGAGCAGGTAACGGTGCCCGGAGTTGGCGTTGTGACCATGCGCGGGCTCACCGCAGGCAAGCGCGACGAGTGGGAGCAGCGGATTTGGAGCGCCAAGGGAAAGACCCTCACCAACATCCGCGCCAGCCTCGTGGCCATGTGCGCGTATGACGGTGACGCGCCGATGTTCAGCGCAGCGGACATCGAAGCCATCGGAGACATGCCCGCATCCGTCATTGACGAGTTGTACGACATCGCAACGCGTCTTTCGGGCATGGGTGCGAAGGATAAGGAAGCCATCGAAAAAAACTGATTGAGCGGCCGCTACGCAAGTTTATGTTCCAGTTGGCGCTTGCGTTGGGCCGCACAGTTGCGGAACTAGAGGAAACCATGTCGAGCCGCGAACTAACCGAATGGATCGCCTACAACGCAGTCCAGCCTTTCGGTGATACGCGCGCCGATTTGCGTTCCGCGATTATCGCCAGCACCGTAGCGAACTGCCACCGCACCAGCGGCACACCTTTCAAGGTGGCGGATTTCATGCCCTACGAAGAAAAGCCCAAGGCCGCGCCGCTGGATGCGGTGAAGCAGTTGCGCGCCATGTTCGGAGGAAAGCGCAATGGGTAATGTTGCAGCGTTCAAAACCCGTATCACGCTTGAATCCGATCAGTACATCGCCGGTTGGAAGAAAGTGGAATCCGCTACCACGGACAAGGTGAGCGGTATTGAGAAGGCCATTTCCAAGGGCATGAAGTCTTGGAGTAATTCGATGGGGAAAGCGATCAGCGGGTTTCTTGGAATCCAACTTGCTGACACGCTGCTGAAGTCCATCGATGACACGCTGAAGAATCCAATTTTCAACAACGCCGGTGCGAACATTGCCTATGCCATCGGCGATGGATTGGCCAAGACCCTTGAAAGCATTCCGGTTGCTGGCACCCTAGGCAAGTGGATTGGGCAGGGTTTGGGTTCGGCCACCGATGCCATCGGGTTGACCAGCGACGCAAGCGGGAATCAGGAAGCACGGCAGCAAGCGAGCCGAGAGGAAGCCGCGAGAAATGAGCGGATGCTTGCCGTGGGTTCCAAGATGGCGGCCGATTTGGAGAAGCAGCGCGAACTAGCCGAAGCGGTGAGCGACGAACAGCGCACCCGCGTTGAGCGAGCGCAGCGCCTGGCGGAACTTGAAAAGCAATTGAACGATCAGATGACGAAGGAAGGCGCGAAGGGGCCGGAGATCGTCGCAGCCCGCGACAAGCTGCGCGCGGCATTTGAGGCCACGAGCGCTGCGCAGGATGAAGCCCTCAAGCGCCAAGAGCGTGAGAAGATGCTTGCCGATCAGGCCGCAGAAGCGGAGAAGGAACGCGCACGCATTGCAGCAGAAGCGGCGAAGGCCCAAGAGCGCGCCCAGGCTGATGCGGAGAAGCGCGCAGAAATGCGCGCCGCCGCAGAGGAGCGCCGAGAGGAATCCGTGATGAACTTCATGGATGATTTGCAGGACGCTCTAGATGAACGCACGATGACCGAGGATCAGTTGTTTCAGAAGAAGATGGATCGACTGGGCCTTGACGCGCAGGAGCAAGAGAACGCGCGCGCGCTGAACGAGAAACTGAAGGCAGCCGAAGCCGGTGCATCCAAGACCACCGCGGTATCCAACATTGAGAGCATTCAAAGCGCCGTGGGCAGCGTGAAAATGGCTGGCACCACGAGCGGGCTGGATAAACTGGCGAAGCCCGCAGAGGCCACCGCCAAGGCCACGGCGGCTAGCGCAACGCACCTGGCGAAACTCGCAGCAGCAACGGGAGCCGTGTAAATGCCTGTGACCATCAACATTGCCCAGCGCGCCGGTGGAACCACCATCAACTTTGAGCGCGGCAAGTGGAGCGGCAGCGCGCAATATGTGATCACCGAGGCGGCCGCGCAGGCGCTCACGGCTAGCGACATCCTCGGCAGCGCCACCGTAATTGCGAAACTGTTCCCCACCGAATACGGCGGCAGCGGCGGCGCAATCACCGATCAGGGTTCATTCTTCTCGGGCCGCGTGACGCAGCCCAGCTTTTCGCTAGCGATGGTTGATGATGGCGGGTATGTGTGGCAGGCCACGGTGGCGTTCGATTCACAGACCGCGGACAATGGCACCACCACCACGGATAACAGGGTTGAGCGCGAAGTTGGTTTCACTGCCATTGAGTACAGCTTGAGCGGCGAGGGTGTGGATGTGTGGCGGGTTGGCGCAACTGCACCCGCGAACAAGTCCACGCCAGCCGATACCGACATCGGCGGCACCAAGGTTGATAGCGGCGGCGAGCCAATTACCTTTTTCAACAATGTTGCCAAGGTGACCGTTCGCAATGTGCGTGCTGGGCGGCCCACACCGCCGGTTGGCTTCATCAACAACCGGAACAGCGCCAGCTTTACGATTGGCCCCTACTCATTCCCGGCGGACACGCTGCTGTTTACGGGTTGCAGCATCACGCGAGTGGGCCCCGCAACCTATGAAATCGTCTACTCATTTGTCTATGACAATGGCTTCCACCTGCGGCAGATCGCCAAGCGCGGCCCCGATGGGCAGGTGATCAAGGGCAAGAAAACCGACACCTGCGGCAGCGCTCCAACCACGGTGCCGGATGGGGAGATGAGCAACGCGCTATGCGTGTTCTTCCGGCAGCCGTTCCCAACCACCAGCGCCTTTAGCGGCATCGGCATAACGGGCATCTGATGTTCGTCAACGGCGTTACCCGCGGCAATGTTGGCCCTTGGTCCCCGAACCAAGTGCGCACCATTGCGGACACTATCAACCGCATAAACGGCGAGGGGCAGCGCGGGCCCAAGTCCGCACCGCCGCCGGTTGTGGTGTTCATGGCGCGCATTACGGGCAGCACGGCCATTGCGGGTAAAACCGCGACCATCGGCGGCACCGCCGCGCAGCCAGTCGCGTGGGAATACGATTGGGAAGAGGTGAGCGTGTCCACCACGGGCACCTACAACACCAGCGATACCTATCGCCGGAAGTCTTCCCTGATCGCCACCAAGGGAAAGGCCATCAATGGGTGCGAAGGCCCGCAGATGATCGGCGCTACCACCACCCTTGGACCTGGCATTACCACTTCCAACATTCCTGCCGGGTTCAGCTTCAAAGCCATCGCCAACAACACGGTGGTGATGATGTACGCGACCGCGCGCGCGACTGGTGAGAACCTGTTTTTCTTCAGCGTGCCGAACGCGGTGGATGGAGCCTGCGCGTGAGCGCCGTTCCCTCCATCGGCCCCCGCCACCAGCAGCCCACAACCTTGGGCACCGTGATCAGCGTGGTGCAACTGGTGGTACTGGTGGTTGGCGTGGGCGGCATCTTCCAAACGATGGGCCGCAAAGATGCGTTCCTTGAAAGGCAAGACCGCGACCTGACGGAGCTGCGCGCCATCGTGGGCGATTTGGTCAAGTCGCAGGTTTTGGGAGCCGCGAACGATTCCAAGCATGGAGAAAACCTGACCAGCATCGCGGTGCGCCTTGACCGGCTAGAGGGCCGCCGGTGATCCGCTGTTTAGTCTTCCTGCTGCTGATCGCCTGCGCGGCGTGCAGCCCGAGCCGAGCCATTGCGGTTTCGGCTACCGAGGCTGGTGAGCGTGCCGGAACCATCGCCAGGCTGGCAACGCACATTGCGAGCGTGTCTACCCAATCCGAGGTGGTAGCCGATGCGGCCGCCATCGTGGTTGAAGCCCAGCACATCGAAGCGGCCGCCGGAGCCATCCACAATGCTCTACCCGGCGTGGAAGATCAAACCCCCTACTGGGCGGTGCTACTTGGTTACATCGCAGCAGCGGCCGCCCTCGTGGCCGTGGCGGCCATCCTGTGGCAGACGGGGATAGGCGCAGCCATACGCGTGGCGCTTGGGTGGATTCCGCGGCCGAGCCTGCGAGATGCGGCATTGGCCAGCGATGTAATGGAAAACAGCAATCCGGCCACGATCCGGGAATACATTGCAGCAAAGCGCGCAAGCGATCCCGTGTGGGAAGCCGCTTGGAAGCGCACCGAGGAACCCAAGCCATGTACCACCTTGCCACCGCTGAATCCCTGATCGGTTCGACCTGGGCCGC